ATTACCCCTATACTCAGGCGTCAGGCCAAAAAAAGTTAATCCCGATTGGGATAGTGATGTCCTCCTCTACACCATTATCAAATACATAATGATATTTTAAATCTATACCAGGACTAACTGAACTAAAATATTCTCTAAATGCTCTAGAATCTTTAGCTAGCAATCCATAGTCAATGAATTCTCTAATGGTCTTTTTATCATAATCTCCATTTACTGAAAGAATCATATGACGGAATCTAGTTGTAACTTCAAAATTACCTTTAGGATCAAGTTTTTTCAATCCTTGAATTTCTCTATCAATAGATTGCTCATCACCATGAGTTAATAATTTAAAAGTAATTACATTTCCTGTGTGAGGTAATTTAAAAGTAAATTCATTTTTACCTTTTTCACTAATTAATTCCTCATTTAGAAATTTTTCTTTAACTGTTGTTAAATCTATATTAACTGTTTCTTCAACATCACCGTATTCTGGGTAGTAATTAAATGAATAATCTTTACCATAACCAAGAACACGAGCTGCTAACATCACAGCATCTTTATCACCAACTAACAAATCATTGTAATCAAATTTAGTTACAAGCATAGATTGTAACAATTTGTCAATAACAATTCCTTGTTTAATGTAGTTTTGGTTAGTTAAAATATCTTCTTCTCTAGCAGTCATGTATTTCATTTCTACTTTTCCTTCTGCTAAAGGATGACCTTCAGGGTACAATATACCTTTTGAAGGCAATTCTACAACTTCTGTTGGGAACTTAAATTTATTTTCTTCCATAAATATTTTTTAATAACTTTATTATCGTATATAAATATATGAGAAAAAAAGAAGCTCGCAAAAATTTGCGAGCTCTTTTGGTTTTCTTTTATTAGATTAGAAGTTCAATACACAGTAATCAGGTTGAACTGTCATTGTAAGGTTTACTGCAGTACCATCATCATCCCAGTTGTAATCACCAAAATTGGCTTCAGTAATTAACGCACCTTTGATAATCCATTCTGATACGATATCACCTACAGGTCCTAATACATCGAAAGTTAAATCTTTCTTATAGAAATCTGAATAACCATCACGACCAGTTACTGATTCGTGGTGTAAACGAACCCATTCCATCACTGCTTGAGCACCTGAAGGAGTGATAGGATCGAACAATGTAAACTGAATTGTACCCCATGTTGTTTTTCCTTTCACAAAACGTTGTACGTTAATGTGATTCAAAGGAACAGTACCTTGAGTTAAGTTTACAGCACCAACACCTTTAATTTCATATGCTGGGATCCCGTCAATGTACATGATAAAGCGATTCGTTTGCTTTGGTTCAAAGGCGGTGAAAAATATTTCGTTTGGATCTAATACTGCCATTTTATTTATCTATTTGTTTATTATAAATATTCAATCTTTAAAAAATTATGCTGGGAAAGTAGCACCTGTTGGTAAGATGTTGAAATCCAAGTAAATGAATTCTGCAGTCTTAGTAGGTTGGATATAAATTTGACCTACCATCTGATTTCTATCAATTACATCAGCTGTGTTATTACTATCATCCATGATTACTTTGAAAGCATACAAACCTTGACGTTGTTGTACTGATTCTAAGTATGGGTTAACTTGGCTTAAGAATTGGTTTCTTGTAGCGATAGTATTTTGTTCGAATACTAAGTTTTGAGCTACTTGAGAAATGTAAGACTTAAGTTGAATTAACAAACGACGAACATTTACACGATCAAGAGCAGATGCTCTAGTTTGTAATGTTTTCTGACCGTATACTACAACTCCTGTTCCAGGGAATGTTGCAATTGGGTTAACTTTGTTTGTATATAAAGTATCACGGTTAGCTTGAGATAATTTCTTTTCAGCTCTAATTACTGTGCTTAAACCACCTCTGTTAATACCTGCTGGGGCAAACCATGGTTCAGAAACACTATCATTGTAAGCATAAACACCACCTACCATTGTTGAAGCTGGTACCCATACTCTTTGAGCTGAATCTGGATCAATTGTTTGAACCCAAGGCCAGTAAGTAGCAGCATATGAAGTATTTTTAGCATTTGCTTGAGTAGTTACATCACTAATGCTTGAGCTATAAGGTACTAAATCAACTACGTAAATAGCATCACCTCTAAATTGTGTGTTATTAATTGCTGTAGTTACTTGTGATGCTCCTAAATTAGCAGTTGCTGCTGAAAGGCCAGGAGTTAATAATATGTTATATCTGTAGTCATCTGCATTACCTAACAAATTAATCATTTGAGTGTAAGCACTTGCTGTAATACCTTGAATGTTTGTAGAAGCTACATCAATATTGTTATAGAAATCAGCAACTCCTACGAATAAATTACCTGTTGCACCACCAAATGAACCACTAGCATTTGAAGGAATTGAACCAGTAAATTGTGCTTGTGCTACACCAGCATTGTTAAAGTAGAATGGAGTTGGAGTTAATACATCACTTACATAAACGTATCTTGAGTTATTTGGATAATCACCAATTACTTCAATTTGATTATCTTGAGCATTGTATTGTCTATATTGGTTACCAATAATTCTAGATACATAGTTAGGAGCTGTTGGGTCCATTGATAGATTAGTCCAAGTTTCTAATACAGTAGGATTAGTAGTTGTATCATTACCTTGTCTAATTAATAGACTAAATGTTCCTGATGAAGTATCGTAGTTAGAAATTTGCCATCTAACATTATCAGCAGAACCACTTGTTAATGCACCAAAAGCATCTTGAGAAGATGTGCTATTTTGAAGTGCACCTTCAGAAATTGTTTTTAATCTGAAAGCTTCATTACCATCAGCATTTAATATTGGAGTACCTAATGAACCTGAAGTTGATGCTTCTGAAAATGAACCAGTTACTACTCTTGATACTAAAAGAGTTTGACCTCCATTTGCAAAATAGTTGTAAGCAGCAATTGAAGTAAAGTAAGTGTAAACTTGGCTAGCACTTAAAAAAGTAGTACCGAATTTATTTTGGTAATCACTATATGAAGTAACAATTGTTGGTACTTCAACTGGACCTTTTACTGTAGGACCGATAATAGCTGCTCCAACGGTTACTGGTTGAGAAGATACAAATGAGTTATCGTTTTCTAACGCTAATACACCCGGAGATATTAATGTTTCTGCCATTTTGTAGAGTTAATTATTGTTTTGTTATAAATATGTTAAATTTTTTCAAAATTATCTCGAGACTATTTCTCCCGTGGATAAATTTATGTTTACATCACCATATTTTTCTTGTAACAAAGCACCAATTTCTACTTCGGCATTTTTAATTTGTGATAACTCTTCGATTAATTGTTCTTTTTGTAATTCTAAATCTTGTATGTTGATTTCAAGAATTCCAAAACGTTCAACTAAATCTCCTCTTTTATTATTTAATTCTTGTAATTTAGATAACTCTTCTGGTGTTAAAACTTTATTTTCCATGTTAATAAATATTAAGCAATTTATTAAGAGATTCAATTACTCGAGAAGGTTCAATAACTTTTGTACATTCAAATTGACGTGGAGTATCCTTATGATCTGGGCACCATTCCCAATCACCTGGATTTAACCAATGACGATTAAAGCATCCTCTACAAACTCTAGGATTATCAGGGAATATACGTTCACAATCTTGCATTTCAGTATATGGATAACTAAATCCTGAAATTAAAACTGTTGGGGTATTTAATGACCAGGATAACCAACTTAATCCGCTTCCTACACCAATAAAAGCATCGGCATCACGAATATCAACCATTCTATCTTCTAAAGGAAAATCTCCGGTTTTATTAATTACTCCTGTTAAAGTTCCACCAAGTTTTGAATCATGCCACTCATCACCTAAAGGTTCTTGAGTTAACATAACGACTTTATAATCTTTGCTATTTAAATAATCAATAACCGTTTGCCAACCTTTTGGATACATCCAATACTTAGCGTGAGCTGAAGCATGAGGGGCAATAACAACATATTTACCTTCAATATCTGTTTTTCTATCAGGAGTATTAATTATAGGTTTAACTTCTCTATATTTCATCCCTAATATTTCAGTAGCAGTTTGTTGTAAAGGATATTTTTTAAAATCAATAGGAGTTTTATCAAATACTACTTTTTTATCGTCATAAAACCAACCAATAGCAAACATACCATATAAATTATTTACTTCAGTTCCGGGTTTTACGAATTGAATTTCGGGGTAATTTCCTTCAAACCAATCATTGTGAAAAGTTGAGCAAACTAATTCACAATTGTTTTCTTTTCTAAATTCCTCAATTACTGGGAACCAAGCTAATGTATCTCCTAATGCTGTAGAATCTATATGAACGTATACTCTTTTACCTGTTGGATCAAAATTATGTTCCAAAACTAAAGAATTAGTTTCTTTATCATAAATTTCAATACGCCATCTAACTAAATATTTTATATTAGGTCGAGTCCACATATTATTACTAATTGTGTTCTCAAACAATACTCTATTTGTTTTACTATTAACAAATTTTATAACATATTCTTTTTGGAGGGGACCTAAAATTTCTACAAATGCTCCATTAACAAAATTAATGTTAAATGTATTTTCAGGTTTTTTATGAGGTATTCCTAAAATTTTAGTATTGTTATACTCATTGATTAAAACTTCTTTCATATATGATTATTAAATAAATTTATTAATTCTTTTGAACGATTAAACCATGATAATTCTTGTGCTGTATTTAAAGAATTTTTTCTATATTCACCATATTTTTGGGTGATATCCTTTAAACCTCTTAACATTTCTTTTAAATCACGAGGAGCTCTCCACAATCCATGAAATGTAGTTGATTCTTCAATCCATCCAAGTATAGGTAAACCACAAGCTGCTGCTTCTAATAAAGTTAAATTAGGATGACCAGCTTCTAACTCACTTGGATGTAAAAATATAGTATGAGAAGTATAAATTTGTCTTAAATCATCATTTGAAGGTTCCCATATTATTGTTAATTTAGGATAACCTCTAACCCAAGGATTATCTTTAACCCAATTTTCATTATTTTTTGGACCAACAATAGTAATAGGTAAATCAGCAGCCATTGCTAATTGTACTCCTAATCCAAATCCTTTTCTATCATATGCGCCATAACCTCCTAAACCATTATTTGCTAACATTAATAAGTTATGAGATATTGGAGGTGTTTCATTTGGGTAAAAAATATTAGTATTTACACCATGTGAAAAATAATGTACATTAGGTAAATCAAAATATTCAACTAAATAACGAGCTGGGACTAATGAAAAAATAGATTTAGCCATTGCTTCTCTATTTTCTTTATATACACCTGAATCTTTTCCATAATGATATGCATGGTGATCATGGTGTTGGAATATATAAGGAATACCTCTATCTGCTAATTCTAAAGCTAAATTAGCAACATGAACCATAACAATATCATATTCACCTGGAATGATTTCTGAGGCGAATTTAATATCTACTTCGTGACCTAATTCTTTTAAATTACAAGTGAATTCCCATACGATTTTTTCTATAGCACCCCACGCTGGAGGTGGGATTGGGATTCCACAACCTGGATTGACTTGACAAATTTTCATAATAACTCCATAGTACCGTTTGTCGGTAAAATATTTTTTAAATAATCATTATCTATTTTAATTGTTTTTAAAGCAATAAATTCATTAGTTTTTAAATCTCTTGTTTCTAATTCAAATATAAAATCATTATTATCTTCTAAAGAATAATAAATTATTTTCCAAAATGTAAGACTTCTTTCAACATCAACGTCGTGTTCCCAAACAACTTCACCTGAGTGAAATTTGGTTCTTACTATGAATTTTCTAGCGTCTCTATTATTACTAGTTCTAAATAAAATTACATATTCATTAGAACTATCTTTTACAGGAATTAAAGTAAAATATTCTGCTTGTGAAAAACTAATATGATCTAAAGCTTTTTCACATACTTGAGTAAATTTTTCATTACTTTCCCAATATGCTTTTGAATCATTTATTAAATGATGATACCAAATAGTTTCTAACCCATTTGAAGGAGCATTAGTTTTGATTTGAAGATCATCCCAATCTTTTCGTGAAAAAATTTGAGGAAGATATTGTAAAAATGTTTTAGGTCTTATACCCATAAAAGCTGTTCTCATTTGTGGAACATCTCCCTTACCATCTAATAATTTTTCAGAATATAAAGAATGTTTATTTAAAATTTTAGAAACATAATTAATTTGTTCGATATCTTTTAAATGATAATCATAATTAATTAAATATGCTTTTTTAATTCCTAAATTATCTGCTAAAGCCATAGCATTGTGTATATTATTATGGCAAGCTGGTCCATGATAAAAATTATTACCAGCATCTGAAGTAATTCTAGCCCATATTTTCCATTCAGGTTCTTCTATAAACCATACCCAAGGAAATGTATGTTCAGTAGTTATATTATTTTTATCATATATAACATAATCTGAAAGTTCTTGGATTTCTTTGGAAACAGGGTGATGAGAGGTTGTAATAATAACTCTATTATCTTTTCGTAAAGCTTTTAAACATTCTATTGTAATTTCTTCTATAAGAGAATTATTAGGATAAGTTCCTACAATATAAGCTTCTTGTTCAGGAAAAATTTCATCATTATCTTTAACACTTTCTTTAATCAATTCACAATTTTTTTCAAAACTATCAAATTCAAGATAATTAACGGTATCAAATTTGTCAAAATAATTCTGATAGACTTCAAGATTATAAATTAATGTTGGGATTTGATATGAAATTGCCTCACGAATAACTAAAGGCATTGTTTCTTTATCATTAACTGAACCTCTAGATGTAAACAAAAATAAATCCATCGCCTGATAAAAAGCATCTACATCTGTTCGTTCATTCCACCATGTTAAATTGGGGGGAGTATCATTAGCTAATGGTTCCCAATACCACTTAAAGTTATCTGCTCTATTACCTAAACTATGAAATTCATATTCAGGCATTGAACGAGCATATTCAAAAAATTCAGCTTGATTTTTACGAGATGTATATAATCCAACGTGTAAAATATGTTTTTTAGCGGGATCTAACTGTAGTTTACGCAATGCCTCTTCACGATCGGGACGATTAATGTATTCAATAGGGTATTCAACTAATACGCGTGGAATATCGATATCCTTGTATTGTTCAATTTGCCAATTTGATACAAACATGAATTTATCTGGGAAGAATTTTTTCTGAGTTGTATCGTATGATGAATCGTGAGATGTTTCTACAATAATATAGTTTCTATCTGTTTTGTATAGTTTAGAAGCTACATCAAAATCCATATAAAACTCAGGAATTTCTTCACTATGTACAATATCAGGTTTTACATGATTAATAATATTAATTAATTCGTTTTTATTTTCTCCCAAAGTAAAGAATTTATCGGAATCAATTAAATTAAGAATTTTATTTCGTGTTACTACTAAAACACCACCTGTAACATCTGCCCATTCTACAAGGTATATTTCGTAGGTATCTCTAAGTAATTCTATTTTTTTGGTTAAGTATTGTGGGAGTCCGCCTGTTGATAAATGTGGGGCAATAAATAACAATTTTTGCATAACAGTCTATTTCCCATAAATATATATAAAATTACTTAGAGTACCAAACTTACTATTATCCGTTAGTAAAATATGTTGTATCTGGTCTAAAGTTTACTGTATAATATGCTCCATTATTTTTTATTACTTGACCAACTCCTCTTACAATAGAAGCAGTAGTTGTTGGCACAGCAGCTGTAACATTACCAGCAGTTTCTGATACATATAGTACATCTCCTACTGTTGTTACGTTAGTAACAAATGTACTAGTATAAATACCATCAATTAATACTGCAATTTCGTTAGTGGCAGCACCAACTGTATTTAATACTATTCCTAATAGGAAATCTGTAGTACCCACAGCCGAAGCATCTGCTAAAGCCCATTGTCCTGTACCTCCTCTATAATATACTAACTGACCTATAGTTAATGCACTATCTGAAAGTTCATTATGTAATATAGTTCCTTGAACTGATGCAACTGCAGGGTTTTGATTAAATAGAGTGGAATGACCTGGGAGGAATTTAGCTGTAATAGTAGTACCTGTAGTATTTATATCTCCTGCTGTAAATGAGAAATAACTTGTATCCCACCAAACATATCTATTTGAAAAACTTACAGTTCCATTTACATCTAAATTATCTGTAGGACCAGTAGTATTAATTCCTAGGAAAAGATTAGCTGTATCAACATATAAGAATGATACTGATTGAATTGTTGTAGCAGCTGTAGTTCTTACAAGATAATCTGGTTGATTAACAAACGTACCACCACTAATTCCTGATGTACCATTAAATGATAAACCTGAAGTACCATTTGTACCTGCAGTACCACTTGTTCCAGATGCTGAACTTGTACCTGAAGTTCTTGCGGCACCTGAAGTACCATTTGAACCTGAGGTTCCGCTTGTTCCTGAAGCTGTGCTTTGACCTGCTGTTGATGTAGCACCTGTTGTACCACTAGAACCTGAAGTTCCTGATGTGCCTGAAATTGTGCTACCACCTGAAGCTTGAGCAGCACCTTGATCCTGTACTGTTTCCTGAAGTTGTAGTTGCACCTGTAGTACCTGATGAACCTGAAGTTCCTGAAGTACCACTAGTTCCTGATGCTGTACTTGAACCTGAAGTTTGAGTAGCACCACTTGTACCTGATGAACCTGAAGTACCACTTGTAAAGCTTGATGAACTTGAACCTGCAGTTTGAGCTGCTCCTGAAGTACCTGATGAACCACTTGTTCCTGAAGTACCACTTATTGTACTACCACCTGAAGCTTGAGCAGCACCTGAAGTACCTGATGAACCTGAAGTTCCACTTGTTCCTGATGTTGTACTAGATCCTGAAGATTGTGTTGCACCTGAAGTACCACTTGAACCTGAAGTTCCTGATGTAAACGATACTGTAGATGAACCTGCTGTTGTTGCAGCACCACTTGTTCCTGAAGAACCTGATGTACCTGAAGTAGCACTAGCTCCACTTACACCAGCGGCACCTGAAATACCGCTTGTTCCGCTTGAACCTGAACTTCCGCTTGTGCCACTAGTTCCTGAAGTGCGACTATTACCTGAAGCACCATCTGCACCTGAAGTACCGTTTGAACCTGAAGTACCGCTAGTACCTGATGTTCTAGAAGCACCTGCTGTTGCAGCAGCACCTGCTGTACCATTTGAACCTGATGTACCTGATGTACCTGAGATTGTACTGCCACCTGAAATTGCGGCTGCACCTGAAGTACCATTTGAACCTGAAGTTCCTGATGTACCTGATACTGTGCTTGATCCTGAAGTTGCTGTAGCACCTGAAGTACCATTTGAACCTGAAGTTCCTGATGTACCGGATGCTGAACTTGAACCTGCTGTTGAAGCAGCACCACTTGTACCGTTTGAACCTGATGTACCTGAAGTACCACTTATTGTACTACCACCTGAGATTGCAGCTGCACCTGAAGTACCGTTTGAACCACTTGTTCCTGATGTACCTGATACTGTAGATGAACCTGATGTTGTAGTAGCTCCTGTTGTACCTGAGCTACCGCTTGTACCACTAGTTCCTGATGTGCGACTATTACCTGAAGCACCATCTACACCACTTGTACCATTTGAACCTGAAGTACCGCTAGTACCTGATGTTCTAGAAGCACCTGATGTACCATCTACACCTGAAGTACCGTTTGAACCATTTGTACCTGAAGTACCACTAGTTCTTGAAATACCTGAAGCACCATTAGCACCTGAAGTACCACTTGATCCACTTGTACCTGAAGTACCAGATGTTGTACTTGAACCTGAAGCTTGTGCAGCACCTGAAGTACCTGAGCTACCGCTTGTACCACTTGTTCCTGATACTGAACTTGAACCTGATGTTGAAGCAGCACCACTTGTACCGTTTGAACCGCTAGTTCCTGAAGTTCCGCTTATTGTGCTTGAACCTGAAGTTGCTGTAGCACCTGAAGTACCGTTTGAACCTGATGTACCTGATGTACCACTTGCTGTACTTGATCCGGATGTTGTTGAAGCACCTGTTGTACCTGAGCTACCACTTGTACCTGAAGTACCAGCTGTTTGGCTTAAACCACTTGTACCAGTTGAACCACTTGTACCTGATGTACCTGAAGTTGAACTAGCTCCACTGTTGCCAGCATTACCTGAAGTACCATTTGAACCTGCTGTACCGCTAGTACCACTAGTTCCTGAAGTACCTGAAGCTGAGCTAGAACCTGATGTTGTAGCTGCACCTGAAGTACCGTTAGAACCTGAAGTTCCTGAAGTACCACTTACTGTACTTGATCCTGAAGTTGCTGTAGCACCTGAGGTACCATTTGAACCACTTGTTCCTGATGTACCTGAAGTACGACTATTACCTGAAGTACCATCAACACCACTTGTACCATTTGAACCTGCTGTACCGCTTGTACCACTTGTTCTTGATAAACCTGAAGCACCTGCATTACCTGAAGTACCTGCAGAACCGTTAGTTCCACTAGTACCTGATGTACCGCTTGTTCCTGAAACTTGGCTGTTTCCGTTAGCACCTATAGTACCACTTGAACCGCTAGTTCCTGATGTTCCGCTAGTTCCTGAAGCTGTGCTTGAACCTGATGTTTGAGCTGCACCTGAAGTACCTGATGAACCTGAGGTTCCAGAAGTACCGCTTGTACTTGATGCTGAACTTGAACCGGCTGTCGTAGTTGCACCTGAAGTACCGCTTGAACCTGAAGTTCCTGAAGTACTACTAGCTGAACTTGAACCTGATGTTGTTGTAGCACCACTTGTTCCTGAAGATCCTGATGTACCTGAAGTACCTGATGCTGAAGAAGATCCTGATGTACCTGAACTACCACTCGTACCTGAAGTACCAGCTGTTTGAGATAGACCTGAAGTACCTGTTGAACCACTTGTTCCTGATGTACCACTTGTTGAACTTGCACCGCTATTACCTGCGTTACCTGAGGTACCATTTGAACCTGAAGTTCCTGATGTGCCTGAAGTTTGTGAAGCACCTGAAGTACTTGCTGCACCTGAAGTACCATTTGAACCTGCTGTTCCGCTTGTACCTGAAGTACCACTTGTTCCAACAGCACCCGAAGCACCTGAGGTACCATTTGATCCTGTAGAACCAGATGTACCTGAAGTACCTGAAGTTCTACTTAAACCTGAACCTCCGTCTACACCTGATGTACCTGTAGAACCTGAAGTACCGCTTGTACCTGATGTACGACTATTACCTGAAGTACCATCAACACCTGATGTACCTGAACTACCACTTGTACCTGAAGTACCAGCTGTTCTACTATTTCCTGAGGTTCCTATTGAACCTGATGTGCCTGATGTTCCTGAGGTACCTGATGTACCTGCTGCACCGCTATTACCTGATGTACCAATTGATCCTGCAGTACCGCTTGTACCTGAAGTACCACTTGTACCTGCTGATCCAGCTGCACCTGATAAACCTGAAGTTCCTACTGAACCTGAAGTACCGCTCGTACCTGAAGTACCGCTTGTACCGGCAGTTTGGCTTAAACCACTAGTTCCTGTTGAACCGCTAGTACCACTTGTACCTGAGGTTGAACTAGCACCGCTATTACCTGCGTTACCACTTGTTCCGTTTGAACCTGAAGTTCCTGATGTACCTGAAGTTTGTGAAGTACCTGATGTACTAGCAGCTCCTGATGTACCATTTGAACCATTAGTACCGCTTGTACCACTAGTTCCTGATGTACCTGCTGTTCTTGAGGCACCACTAGTACCTATTGAACCATTTGTTCCTGAAGTTCCTGAAGTACCTGAAGTACCTGCTGAACCTGCAGCTCCTGATAATCCAGATGTACCAATCGATCCTGATGTTCCTGATGTACCTGAAGTACCGCTTGTACCTGCTGATCCAGCTGCACCGGATAAACCTGCAGTACCGGTAGAACCTGATGTTCCTGAAGTTCCTGAAGTTCCTGAAGTTCTGGAAGCACCTGAAGTACCTTCTATACCTGAAGTACCATTTGAACCGCTAGTACCAGCTGTACCGCTTGTACGACTAGCACCTGAGGTACCATCAACACCTGATGTACCTGAACTACCACTAGTTCCTGATGTACCTGCTGTTCTTGAGGCACCACTAGTACCTATTGAACCATTTGTTCCTGAAGTTCCTGAAGTACCTGAAGTACCGGCAGCGCCTGATTGACCTGAAGTTCCTATTGAACCTGCAGTTCCTGATGTACCTGAAGTACCGCTTGTTCCTGCTGAACCAGCAGCACCCGATAAACCAGCAGTACCAGTTGAACCTGAAGTTCCTGAAGTGCCGCTTGTACCTGCTGTTTGAGATAAACCTGAAGTACCTGTTGAACCACTTGTACCGCTTGTACCT